TGGATGCCCTTTGAATAATACCATAGGATTATCTTCACTAGAGTCTGCCCACTTACATAACTTTTCAACAAACTCTGGGACAGTAACATCTGAATGCCATTGTATTGTTTCATCGTGAGGAAGTTGTAGTGGAACAAAGATAAACGGTTTAGGGATATCTAAATTCCAAGATGGTGGTTGAGCAAACTTAGATCCACCGTCTTTAACATACTTTGCTAACTTATCGAATGATGTGCCACACGTTTCAATCTCTTTCGGTTTAAACGTTTCAACGTATTCACCGCCACCTGCCCAACCTAACTTATCTACCGTGAATAACCAAGGGAATACAGTCTGCATATAATATAGTGTGTTATCATTACCTTTGAAGTTATGCTTTTCCATATGAGGAACGTACATAGTACACTCATCACTAAAGTAATTCTGAATAGTATTGTTAAATGTCCATCTAGGCATCTCAACAATTAACGTAGTGCCTTTGATAAACTCAGTAAGAATGTTATTCCAATGAGTTCTGATTTCAGGGATTTCACCTTTACCAGCAACCTCAAGGCCAAACTTCTTGAATGGTATGTCTAGTCTTGGTTTTAATATAACTGTTTCAAATATGTTTAACGTTTCTAGTCTGAAGTTATATGAATCCTTTTGCTTAACGTAGGTTGGGTTGTCATACTTTCTCGGACCTTTGCCAGTCCAAATAGTTGTGCCTTCAATAAACTCCCAGTCCATAAATTGACTGTCGAAGTAATGTACATCCTCTTTAGGTAAAATACCTAACACTCTAGATAAAGCAATTTGGTCAGCAAACCATTTCAGTTCCATCTTACTCATTACCTCAGCAACTTCTTGAGCAATAGGCATAGCATCTTTGTTATAATATACTGCGCCTGCAGCAACACGAGTTCCTTCCTGCTCCCAACCTTGAGTTCCTGGCAATGGTTCTCTTGGGAAATATCCAACTGACTTAGTGGGGAATTCAAACTCATTCATTATAACACCATCAATGTCAAGGATTAGCATTTGACCTGCTGTCTTAAGAATATGAGGTGCTACTAAGAATCTTAAACAAGCATAGTAGGTTCTCATCCTATCATCATTACCACTAAATGGTGGTTGGAACATATCCATATCATTAAACGTAATCGTAAGACGTGCCATCTTTGTAGTAGCAGTTAATACACCTGCTAATGATAACACTTCTGGGGTAGGATTAACTACGTGAACGTGTACATCGTGCTTGGCATTATCTGCCGAATAAACAAATGCTGGACCATGCTCAATAAAATAATCACTGTCACATGCTGCAAATACAACTGGACTTGTTGGTAATTCTCCGTACATCATTCTCCTTTCGTCACATCAAAACCGTTAGAAGCAGTATAACCACTTTGAGATTCTTTTTCATAATTAACTATATCATCTAAGTCATAATAATCATTGACTAACATACCCGACTCTAGTGCTTTATAATAATACTTATCGAATAATTCTTGTACATCCTTTCTACGATGTGCTCTAAACTCACCATCAAACCAATGCTTTCTATTCTCGTCTTTTAATCTAGGAACAGCATATTTTGCGTGAGGTTGTGTTGACATGTCTGTGTAGTGTAAAATATTAATATCTTCCAACTTATCATCCTCTCCATCAAAGTTATTCCATTGACGGTCAAACGATTGTTGAAGATGAGGATGTTGTTGTATGATAGAGAATAGTTGTTGGTGAGCATTAGGTGTGTTTCTAATTTCTTCAATAGGTGGTAATACTTGACCTGCTCTACGACATTCCCATTTAGCAACACAAGTTCTCCAGTCACCTTTCATTTGAATAATGGCACCATCTTTCCAAGGTTCATTCCATAGTTTAGCAAGGTCTTCAAGGATAATCATATCACTATCCATATAGATTGCTTGTCCTTGATATCCACATGCTGCAGGGATGCCCCATCTGAAACCACTAAACGGTGTTGCCCATAAGTTTGATTTCCAACCATACCAGAAGTTCATAGGGTCGTTTGTATGTTTCATCCATACAATATCAATTGGCATACTTGAATGTTTCCTAGCAGTGTACTCAAGTACCATTTGACTTTCAGCATCATCACCATTCGGGTCAACCCCTACAAATAATTTAATTCTTTCTTCTTTCATCTATCTCCTATTGTGTCACTATTACGGTCGCACCTTGGAACCAGTTTCTTGATACTGGAACAACCTTACGTTCAAACTTTTCTAACCATTCGTTTAATGCTTTCCACTCATGCTGTTTCCAAGTTGTGTACATTACTCTATTCGTCTTACCTTTAGGAGATGCTTCGTTGAATACATATCTCCAACAACTCAACTCATCAAATTTGATAATAGTTCCAGGAACAATCAAATGATTAAGACTGTCTAGAACTGTTACTGTTGATGAGTAGATGTCACAGTCTATGTGTAAATATCCAATATCAGTTTTATTATATTCACTGTCTAGGAAGTCGGGGATAGTTTTATCAAACCAACCTTTCCATAGTTTAACGTTCTTCTCAACCATAGGCACTGAACCTTGACAATCAAATGCTTTCTTATTAACATTCTTTTGACCCATGTCCCAGTCTTCAGGTAAACCTTCAAACGAATCAAATCCGTGGAATTGTAGGTCTGGTCTATTCTCAGCAATGGCATTAATAGTTGTGCCACTGAACACACCAAATTCTAAATTTAGTTTATCCTTTGCTAAATACTGCGATATGTCTTTAATTTCTCTAAGTCTGACACCATTAGTATCTGTATCCCCTGATTGAAATTTAAACTTCTTTATATTATCAAATTCTTTTATATTCATCATTTTATTATACTTTACTTTACCTTGTTTGTCAAATTATATTCCTCATTTAATACTCTATCATTTATGATGTGTCGAGGTTTCCTGTGCCACTTACCGTTGATATTATCGTTTAAGAATTTCTCACTCTCAAGAACATCGTGTACAAATTGCATCTTAGTTTCTTGATAATTACAATCACCACGAGTCTTGTGTAAGGATAGTATAGTCCGTTTAAAGACTTCCTTGCCCCTTTCTTTAACTAACTCCTTAAGATAGATACTTGAACCATAATAGTTCCTCCAGTCGGACTCAGTACGTTGTCGACGAGTCTTTCCCTTGACTTTCCGTATTGAGTGGAAGTATTTTCTACCTATGTAAAATTTACCGTCAGGTGTTTCAATCACATATACAAATCCTTGTGATTCTCCTATATCTTCAATATTAAAATCCTTCCCATTAAATTGCCACTTGTTAGTGTATTCAATCTTCTTTGGCAAAACTTTCCTCATAAAAATCTTTATACTTGTTAGTAAAGCATTCATCATCATTCACCTCAGATAAGTCTATGTCATATGAGCAGAATGGGCAGTACATCGGTTCTGCTCCCTCAATTAATTCTTGTTCAAATGATACTGTAAATTCATTACCGCACGAATCACAATTTAATTCGTAAGTTACCTCTGCCATCTATTTCTCCTCGTATGCTTGGGACCAAGTGCCAGTCAATCCTGCCACTTCATATTCTGTTACTCTTCCTTCAAAGAAGTTTGTATGGTCTGCTCCATTCAAAATCCATTCCAACCAAGGTAAAGGGTTGTCTTTAACTTTGAAATTTGGTTTTAGTCCCAACTGTAACAATCTTCTATCAGTTATATATCTAATGTATTGTTTAACTTCTTCAGCAGGAAGTCCTTCAATCTTACCAGTTTCATATGCTAAGTCAATAAACTTATCTTCTAGTTTAACAGCAGTCTTTGCCATTTTATAGATTTCTGATTTGAACCCGTCATCAACGATTCTAGAATGCTCTGCACAGAATGCCTTGAACAACTTAGAGTTACCCTCAACATGCATAGACTCATCTCTAATACTCCACTCTACAATCTTCCCCATTCCTTTCATCTTACCAAAACGTTGAAAGTTTAATAACATAACAAACGATGCGAATAAACTTACACCCTCGTTGAATACCATCTTCGCCAAGGCAAGTCCAGTTCCTCTTAACGTTGAGGAATCATTATCCATCATGAAGTCCACCTTATCATTCATCTCTTTATACTCAAGGAATGCATGATACTCAGAGTCAGGTAATCCTAACGTTTCATTCAATAATGCATAAGCACGTTGGTGGATGCCTTCACGTGCAGCAAATGAACCGAGCATATTTCTAATCTCATTGTTCTTAAACTTAGGGATGAATACGTCATAATAGTTTTGACCAACTGCTACATCAGATTGAGTAAACAATCTAAGGATGTTGGTGATGTATTCCTTTTCAATTCGGGTAATTTTATCACCTTTCCAGTCAGATACATCTTCAGACAAATCAATTTCATCTTCAATCCAGTGCATTGACTCATGCTTAGTTGTTAATTCAACTGCCCAAGGATAGTAAAATGGTTTATAGGTTTCACTAAACTCCATTAATCCACCACCAGTTTTCTTAACAATGGTGTCGGCAACTTCCATTAAATTGTCATATGTTCCGATTAACTTATCATCAATAAAGATTTGAGGAACACTTCTAGCACCTGGAACCTTTTGAAACATTGCTAACATTTGGTCTTCGGTGTACAATATGTTTTCGGTGTATGTAAACCCGTGTGTATTAAACCAGTTCTTTGCCTTCGTACAAAATGGGCAATTCGGTTTTGAGTATATAACTATATTCATAATTTATCCTTGACAACTTGGGCAGTCGTCTTGCATTTCAATTTCACTGTGGTCTTTTAATCTATCACGTTCAATTTTCTCAGCAACGTTTTCTGCTCTGTTACTTGCTTCCGTTCTTAGGTAGTATAAACCCTTACAACCATACCTCCATGCGTCATAATGAACGGTATGAAGATATGCTTTAGTTGCACCAGCAGGGAAAAAGATATTTAAACTCTGCCCTTGACATAAGTATTTTTGCCTAGCACCACCATGTCGAATAACCCAATCTTGGTCAATCTCAATAGCAGTTTTAAATACGTTCTTGGTATGTTCATCCAACCAATCGAAGTGTTGAACAGATCCACCAGAAGTAATAATGCTTGACCAAGTGTCATCATCATTCTTCTTTAACTTCTTCAATACCTTAATCAAATGTTCGTTACGTGTTAAATGCGAACCAACTCTAGTTCTAGAAGTAAACGCATTTGCTTTCCAAGGTTCAATACTTGGAGAGGTTCCACCAATCAAACTTGAATTGGCATTTGGAGCAATAGCAAGTAAGTGTGCGTTACGTCTACCTGTTCCTACCATATCAGGTGCTTCACCCCTTTCCGTACCCATCACAATAGATTCAGCAATTGATTTCTTTTGAATACTTCTAAAGATTCTAGTATTCAGTGCTAAAGCATCTCTTGACTCAAACGCAATATTATGTTTCTGAAGGTATGAGTGGAAACCCATAGCACCCAAACCCAGACTACGTTCCATTTCTGCTGAGTATCTTGCCTTACTAATTTCGTCACCAGCATTATCAATAAAGAATTGTAACACATTATCTAAGAAACGTGTTAAGTCTGCAACCATAGTAGTATCTTTCCACTCATCATACTTTTCAAGGTTGACTGAAGATAAACAACACACTGCTGTACGTTCTTCGTTAGTAGGTAAATGAATTTCATTACACAAATTACTACCATTAATTTTCAGACCAAGTTTCTTTTGTGCTTCTGGTAATGCTCTGTTGGCAGTATCAATAAAGTTTAAATATGGTTCGCCAGTTCTGTATCTAGTTTCAAGAATGGTTTCCCACAACTTACGAGCAGAAACTATTTCTCTAATCTCATCTTCATTAGGATCTTTAAGTTCCCAATCTATATCAATCTCAACTGCTTCCATAAACTCATCAGATAAATTAACTGCATGATGAAGATTTAAGTTCTTACGATTTACATCACCAGTAGGAATTCGCATATTGATAAACTCTACGATATCTGGATGACTAATATCCATATAAGAAGCATATGAACCTTTACGAGTTCTGCCTTGACGATATGCAGTCATATCAGAATCAACTGTATGCATAAAAGGAATTGGACCTGGAGCAATATCTGATACAGAACGGATGTCTGACCAATGACCACCGACACCACCACCCTTAACGGATAACCATCTTAGTTCTGATGAATGGTCAATCAATCCCTCAAGGGAATCTGGTACATATGTGAGGAAACAACTAATTGGTAATGACTTTACCTTGTTTCCAGGCATCGGTGCATTACTGAGAATTGGACTACTGAACATAAACCAACCTTTAGATACAGCATCGTAAATACGTTGGGCAAGTTTCATATCACCGTAACAGTATGCTACTGATGCTCTTGCGAATGCATGTTGAGGAGATTTCTCACCTTTCTGACAATAATAATCTTTTAATAACTTCTTTGCTTGCTTTGATAGTTTTCTATCTTTTTGTGTGTCTACTTCTATACCCAAATAATCAGACATAATTAACTCCTATAAACTAGACGATAATGGGAAAATTGTAGAGATGACTTTAGCACACTCTACGGCAATATCCATATGTTCTTTTTGTGTTCCATTAGCACTTCTTAACTGGATGTAGTGTATCCAACTTCGGATGGTGCCATTCATATACATTCTTGATATAGTATTACCCTCTGGCAATACTGCTCTTGCTTGTTCTTTTGCTAGTCCATTCTCAATTGCCCAAGAATATGCTTCTTTTGCAGCATCGATTACTTTGAGTTGCCGCTTTGCCCATTTTAGATCCAATTCAAGATCGTTGGTGGCAATTGAGTTTTGACGATTCTTTGTATCTTGTAGACGTGCCTCACGTGTTACGAATGATAAATCCTTAGTTGGATCTGCATAACGTTGACTAAACTCTTGGAATGAGAAAGAACGGTGACGTAGGATTTGGCGAGCAATATCCCTTGTCGTTTCAATCTCTAAACACGCACTTACCATTTCTAAAGGTGACCAATGAGCATGCTTAATCAAGTATTTGATAAGTTTTTCACTCGTTTCCTTATTGATTTGATTTGATGGGTTTGATACTTTAGCACAGAATGCTACTAACTCTTGTACATCATCTACTTCATCTGCAACCATTTCTGACGTTGGTTGACTATAACTAACTAACTTCACTTTCATTTTATATTTTTCTCCATTCACTCAGTCGGGTTTTCGCACCCAATCCATTAAATACATTATTACTTATAATACTTTGAATCTCTTCAACTTCACGTCCAGCAAGTACCATATCGTTAATATCTTTTTCTTCTATGTAGTCTGGAAAAATGACAACCTTATAACCTGTGTTGATTCGTTTCTCTATCAGACCTACAATTTCTTTGTTTCTAGGTTCGTTATCGAAGACAAATACTATGTCCTCAGCACCAATCTTATTAATATTATCAGTACTTATGCCCGATCCTGCCATTGCAACTGAGTTCTCAATGAATAGACTATCTAGTGGTCCTTCAACAACGTAAACTGTTTCAAATCTATCAATTGTATCTAACCCAAATATCTTAGGTGCTTCTTCATTCACCTTTACAGTTATGTATCTCAAGTCAGTCTTACCGAATGCTCTGCCTTGGAAGGCAATCAACTCACCATTAGTATCCACGAATGGGATGATTAATCTTGGTTCATCTTTCTTTATATCACCGTATTTAGTAGGTGCGAATTTCTTAGCAAACTCATAGAACTTAGGTGCGAAATATAATTTGTAATGAGCAGACTTGGGTATTTGACGTTTATCAACCCAAAGTCTGGCAGGATGGTCTGGTCTTAATTGAGATATCTTTTTGAGATCTTTGAAAGCAGTCTTTTGATATGCAGGTTTCTTCTTAAACCTTAGTGACGTGTCTGTCTTTGCTGAAACTTCTTTAGGTTTATTTTTGTCACCGAATTTCTCTAGTACATACTGCTTATGTAATTGAGGATTGACATGCTTTATTAAGTTTGGAAGTGATGCACCTTGACCACAGTTGTGGCATTTATAAATGTAGTTGCCCTCGACCTGGAATACGTATCCACGTGCTTTATTTTTATTTGTTTGGGAATCTCCACAATAGGGACATCGGAAGTTGTAAAGGGTATCACCCTTCTTTTTGAATTGTTCTAACTGACTTGATAGTAGATTGAGGAATTTGGTATCATTATAATCAGAGTGCATTACTCTATTATACTATATTTCACCCCAAAAGTAAAGTTCAAAACTATCTTTATTCCAAATCAATGGCAATGGCAGGCTTTGAGTTTCCACTCTGCTTA